TATAATATTCCTTGACGAGTTTGCTTTCGTACCTACTAACATTGCCGAAATGTTTTTTAGTTCCGTTTATCCTACAATATCTTCAGGACAAAAAACAAAAATGATTATAGTATCAACACCTTATGGTATGAATCAATTTTATAAATTATGGATTGACGCTGAAAAGAAAAGAAACGATTATATACCTATTGAGGTACATTGGTCAGAGATTCCTGGTAGAGATGAAGAATGGAAAGAACAAACAATTAGAAATACATCACCTGAGCAATTTCAACAAGAGTTTGAATGTGAGTTTTTAGGTTCTGTTAACACTCTTATTTCACCATCAAAAATTAAAGCATTAACTTATGAGCCACCTAAAATATCAAAAGGAAGTGTAGATCAATTTGAGGAACCTGTTAAAGGTCGTACATATGTGGTTACCGTTGATGTCGCAAGAGGTGTAGAAAAAGATTACTCAGCATTTATAGTGTTTGATGTAACTAAAATGCCATTTAAAGTTGTTGCAATTTATAAAAACAATGAAGTAAAACCTTTTATATTTCCTAATATAATATCTGAAATAGCAAAGAGATATAACAATGCACATATATTAACCGAGGTTAATGATATAGGACAACAGATAGCAGAAGCACTACAATACGAGATAGAATATCCTAATGTATTAATGTGTACTCAAAAAGGTCGTGCTGGTCAAATACTAGGTGCTATGTTTAGTGGTCGTGGTTCTTCTCTAGGTATGCGTATGACAAAGGCAACAAAGAAAGTCGGTTGTGCTAACATAAAGACACTTATTGAAGGAGACAAGTTGGTAGTTAACTCTTTTAAAATTATACAGGAGATGTCAACTTTTGCCAAGAAAGGTCAATCCTGGCAGGCTGAGGACGGTAGCAATGATGATTTAATGATGTGCTTAGTTATCTTTGGTTGGGTATCAAACCAAGGTTATTTCAAAGAATTGACAGATCAAAATGCTCGTATGCAGATGTATGCTGAACAACAAAATTTGATAGAACAAGATATGGCGCCATTTGGTTTTGTAGATGACGGCATAAATGAAAAGGAACAAGAAACGGTAGATGAATATGGAGATAGATGGATACCTGTGGTTCGTAAAAACCACTAGGTTTTGATCTATTATAAATATCAGTAAGATTGAAATTTAAATATGGGCGTATGAATAATACGAGTTTTGAATAAAATGACAACTAAATTAGCTAATTAGAGGAGAATAACTTATGGCATTTCAAGTATCACCTGGTGTTCTCGTACAGGAAAGAGATTTAACAAGAATCATTCCTGCAGTATCAACTTCAATCGGTGCATTTGCTGGACAATTCAGCAAAGGTCCTTTAGACGAAGTTGTTTCTATTTCTAGTGAACAAGAACTTGTAGATACATTTGGTAAACCTGATACAAATAACTTTGAGTATTTTTTCAGCGCTGCTAACTTTCTACAATATTCTAACTCATTAAGAGTAGTACGAGCTAGCCAAACAAACCAAGTAAACGCAACTGCTGGTGGCAGTGGTTTACTAGTAAAAAACAAACAAGACTACGAAGATAATTATTCAACTGGACAAGGTTCAGTAGGTACTTTCGCTGCTAGATCAGCGGGTGCTTGGGGTAATAGTCTTAAAGTAGTAACTTGTCCAAGTGCTTCGGCATTTGAACAAACAACATCCACATCTCAACAACTAGACGGCGGTGCCGCTGTTGGAGATACAACAATAACTGTTGATTCAGACGCAACAAGTTACCTTAATGTCGGCGACGTCATTGAGTTTTCTACAACTGCTGCTGGAGTAGATTTCACTACTGGTGAAAAATATAGAGTAACTAACCTTACTTCAACGGTTGTAACTATTGTACAACATCCTAGAGGCGAAGGCGGATTAATAACTGCTGTTGCTGATAACGCAAGAATCAAAAGAAAATGGAGATACGCAGATCAAGTTGATGGCGCTCCAGGAACTTCTTCTTATGCTTCTACAAGATCAGGCTCTGGCGATGAAATACACGTGGTTGTTATTGACGAAGACGGATCAGTTTCAGGAGTACCAGGAACAGTTTTAGAATCTTATTCTAAACTTTCTAAAGCTTCTGACGCAAAATCACCACAAGGAGATGTTAACTACTACCCAACAGTAATTAGTAATAAATCTAATTATATATTTTGGATGGATCATAACACTTCTGGTACCAATTGGGGTAACACAACTGCAGGAACAACATTTACTGCTGTTGATGTACCATCAAGTGAATCATTATCTGGTGGATTAGACGGTACTGCTTCTACTGACGGCGAATTAAAAGCAGGTTACGAACTGTTTAATGACGCTGATACAGTTGATGTAGGATTAATAATTGCTGGACCTAGTGGTTCTGCTAGTCATATTGATAACTTAATTACTATCGCTGAGAACCGAAAAGACTGCGTAGTCTTTGCAAGTCCTCAAAGAAGTGATGTTGTTAATATTTCTAACTCAAATACACAAACTGCTAATGTTGTAGATTTCTTTAATGGAATCAGATCAACTAGTTATGCTGTATTTGATAGTGGTTACAAATATTGTTATGACAGATATAGTGATGTGTACAGATTTGTACCATTAAACGGAGACATTGCTGGATTGGCTGCTAGAACAGACATTTTAGCTGACGCTTGGTTCTCACCTGCAGGATTAAACCGAGGTGTAATTAGAGGCGCTGCTAAATTAGCATACAACCCTACAAAAACACAAAGAGATGACCTTTACACAAGTAGAGTAAATCCAGTTGCAACTTTCTCAGGACAAGGAACAGTATTGTTCGGAGATAAAACTGGTTTATCATCACCGAGTGCGTTTGATAGAATCAATGTTAGACGATTGTTCATCATTTTAGAAAAGGCAGTAGCAACTGCTTCTAAATTCCAACTCTTTGAATTTAATGACGAATTTACAAGAGCGAACTTTAGAAACATTGTAGAACCTTTTTTAAGAGAAGTACAAGGTAGACGTGGTATCACAGACTTTTTAGTAGTGTGTGATGAAACTAACAACACTGGCGAAGTAATTGATAGAAATGAATTTATTGCAGAAATCTTTGTGAAACCTGCAAGAAGTATCAACTTTATCACTTTATCTTTTGTCGCAACCAGAACTGGCGTTTCTTTTGAAGAAGTGGCAGGGTAATTAGTAGAGGAGAAATAATAAAATGGCAAACATAAATGACTTCAAAGCTAAACTTGCTGGCGGTGGCGCAAGAGCCAATCAGTTTAAGGTAACAATGCCTTTTCCTGGTTACGCACAAGTTGGTGGAGAAATAGAAGACTTAGCTTTTCTATGTACAACAGCTCAAATACCTGGAATGACGATAGCAAATATCAATGTTCCATTTAGAGGAAGACAAATTAAAGTAGCAGGTGATAGAACTTTCGCAGATTGGTCTATAACTGTTCTTAATGATACTAACTTCAAGTTAAGAAATGCTTTTGAAAGATGGCAGAATGGTATCAATAATATGTCTGACAATGAGGGTTTATCAAATCCAGTTGACTATCAAGTTGACGCATTTGTAGACCAGTTGGATAGAAATGGTAATACATTAAAATCTTATACATTAAGAGGCGCATATCCTACGGAAGTAGCTGCAATAGATTTAAACTATGCAGAAAATGACGCTGTGGAAACTTTTGGAGTTACGTTTCAATATCAATATTTTGAAACAAATACTACAACATAGTACATAAATTAAAGGGCGCCGTCAAAAGCGCCCTTTTAAAACTATTATAAGTAGTTATAGAAAACAAAGGAATAAATTATGGCAGAGTTATTTGGTTTTAATATTACACGAGTTAAACCACAAACAGATCCAAAACAACAATTTAGTCAACCAGCAGCTGAAGATGGCACACAAGTAGTTGCCGCTGGTGGTTTTTTTGGTAGTTACCTTGATATGGAAGGTACTGCTAAGACTGAGCAGGATCTAATTAGAAGATATAGAGAAATTGCTTTACATCCAGAATGTGATATGGCAATTGAGGATATTGTTAATGAGGCAATTACTTCAAACGAAAACAAACAATCTGTAAAAGTTATTACAGATGATTTACAATATTCTTCAAAAATTAAAGTAAGAATAGAACAAGAATTTGCTGAAGTATTAAGACTATTACAATTTAATACAAGAGGACACGACCTCTTTAGACGATGGTATGTTGATGGAAGGATCTTTTTTCAAAAGGTCATTGACGCTGAAAATACAAAGAACGGTATTACAGAATTAAAATACCTTGATCCAAGAAAAGTAAAAAAAATTAGAGAAGTTAGAAAGAGAAGACCTGAAGGTATGATTTCTCCTACTAACATTAATATTGCAGATGAAACTGTTGAGTATTTTGTGTACAACGAAAGAGGTATACAAGGTGCAGCTTCAGTACAAGGAATTAAAGTTGCTGTGGACACTATTGCATTTTGTCCATCAGGAATGATAGATCAGAATAAGAATGGTTTAATATTATCTTATTTACATAAGGCAATTAAACCTGTCAATCAGTTAAGAATGATTGAAGACGCTGCTGTGATTTACAGAATCGCAAGAGCACCTGAAAGAAGAATATTTAAGATTGATGTAGGTAATTTACCTAAGGCAAAAGCAGAATCTTATTTAAGAGATGTTATGGCAAGATACAGAAACAAACTTGTTTATGACGCTTCAACAGGAGAAATAAGAGATGACAGAAACTATATGTCTATGCTTGAAGACTTTTGGTTACCAAGTAGAGAAGGTGGTAGAGGAACAGATATTACTACACTTCCAGGTGGTGCTAATTTAGGTGAGATAGCAGACATAGAATACTTTAGAGCAAAACTTTATAGAAGTTTAAATGTTCCTGTTAGTAGATTAGAGGCAAGTCAAGGTTTTAATCTTGGTCGTGCTAGTGAAATTAGTAGAGATGAATTGAAATTTACTAAATTTGTAGGTAGATTAAGAAAAAAATTTACTGAATTGTTTAATGATTTATTAAGAACACAATTAATAATTAAAGGAGTTATATCTGAAATAGAATGGCCTTTAGTTAGAGATAGTATATTCTACGACTTTTTACAAGATGGTCACTTTGCAGAATTAAAGAATACTGAAATGTTAAGAGAAAGACTAAACTTGGCAAGAGAAGTTAGAGATTATGTTGGTAAATATTTTTCAGTTAATTATGTTAGAAGAAAAATATTAAAACAAACAGAAGCAGAAATTAAAAAAATGGATGCTGAAATCAAAAAAGAAATTGAT